TCATGGCTTCGCCTCCTGACTGATCCGGACCTCGATGGAGGCCTTGCGGATCTCCTCCAGCTCGGCCATGATCTCATCAAACAGGGGGCGCTCATCCTCGTCGATGACCCCGTCCTCGGCGATGGCCATCAGGTCCCGGTCCCGGTGCTTGTCGGCAAAGGCCAGCACCCGGCGGATCAGGGCGATGGTGGCGCGCTCCAGGCTCAGCGGCTCGATCTCCGGCACCACCTTGATGTCCCCGGAGGAGATGCGGTTGTGCTGGTAGGCCAGGTAGATGGCGTCGTAGATGATGCACATGCCGTCCACCACGGGGCTGGGCGGGATGCGGGCGTAGCGCTCGTAGGCCTTGAGGCTCTCCACGCTGATCCCCAGGGCCTCCGCCGCGGCCTCCTGGGTCTTGCCCGACTTGAGCCGGGCGGTTTTGTAGATGTTCTGCTCGTACATGTTCATGGGCTTGTCTCCTTTTCAGGGTCGTCGGAGGACCCGTTTTTCGTGGTTTGGTGTCGTGCTCCGGCCTGGAGGCCGGGGGCGTCAGGCGGTATACTGGTCACAGAGGCCGTCGGGGTCGCAGCTGTCATAAGGCTGCTCCACAAACAGTCCGTTGTAGTCGCACCGCAGGACCTTGGCCAGCTGGGGCAGGTCGCGGGTCCGGGGGAGGGCGACCTCGCTCTCCCACTGGCTCAGCACGCTGGGGGAAACGCCCAGCAGGGCCGCGCAGGTGATCTGGGCGAGGCCCAGGGCCTCCCGGCGCTTCTTGATATTCAGAACCATATCGTCGCTCCTTTCATTTCAAGTTACTTGAATCTGTGACTTTAGATTATATCAAGTAAGTTGAAATGTCAAGAGAATTTTAAAGTTTCTTGAAACGATATTTACAAATGAGCCCGAAATACAGTACAGTGATTTCAACGAGGTTGAAATGCTATGAAAAACAGGATCAGCGCCCTGCGGGCAGAACACGACAAAATGAAACAGGCGGACCTTGCCGCCATCATCAACGTCAGCCCGGCGGCTCTCTCCGGCTATGAGACCGGAAAATTCGAGGCCCCGCTGGAGACGTACAAGGCCATTGCCGACTTTTTCGGGGTGACGCTGGACTATCTTCTCTGTCGCTCCGACGAGCCGTCGGCTTCCCCCGCCATCCCCCAGGAAGCCGCCCGGGAGGTGCTGGCGGGGCAGGGGATCCGCATCCTGCTGGACGCCGACGCCAACCTGACCGACGACCAGCTCAATGAGATCGTGGAATTCATCAAATTCAAACGGAGGACAGAAAACCGGTGAAAATGTATCGAGACGTGGATTACTTCCTGTTCTTTCAGGACTTCCCCCGGGTCGGCGTTCCCGGCTTCATCGGCCAGAACGCCGACGGGACCTGCAGCATCTTCATCAATACGCTATACTGCCCCAGAAAACAGAAAGAGACCCTGCGCCATGAGCTTCGGCACCTGGCGCTGGATCATTTATGGAGAGACGACCGCCCCCTCCGGGACCTGGAGTCCGAGGCCGGCGACCTGTACGGTCAGGACGTCAGCATCGCCCCGGATTTCTCCTGGGTGGAGGCGAGAGTGGGATAAAAAAAGCGCCCGATTCGGGCACGGAGGAGGAAGCACTATGAAAACAGCAGAAGAACTCTATCAGTATTGCGTGGACAACGGCTTCGGCGAGGGCCAGAACCGCAAGTGGGGCCTCAAGCATTTCGGCATCATCGCAAACGAGCTCCAGCCGGACGAGGACGTCCGCATGGCCTTTATCGGCCTCCACAACTACCAGTCCGCCACCAGTCACGACAGCAATTACGCCTACGCCGTCACCAACAAGCGCCTGATCATGGCCCAGAAAAAGCTGGTGGGCCAGGAGCTGCAGACGGTGATGCTCCCGCAGATCACCGACGTCACCACCAGCACCGGGATGCTGCTGGGGACCGTGACCATCAACACCATGGGGACGATCTTCAACGTGGGCATCAACAAGCAGGCGGTCCAGGCGGTGTCCGACAGGCTCCACGCCCTGCTTGCGGAGCTCCAGGGCGGAGGAGAGAAGACTGCCCCGGCATCCAGCGCCGCCGACAAGATCAGGAAATACAAAGAGCTCCTGGACCTGGGCGCCATCACCCAGGAGGAGTTTGACGCGAAAAAGAAACAGCTGCTGGGGCTGTGAGCTGAGAAGAGATAGAGAGGAGATGCTTGCATCGTGAAGAGGATCCTGCTTCGCGTGCTGTTCATCGTGCTGGCGGCGCTGTCGGCCATGATGGCGATTGACAATCCCGCCATCCTGATCCTGACGGCTCTGAGCATCTTCGCGGCCGTCAAGGTCGATTTCTTCCTCGCCCGGAACGAGGAGACCGGGAAGAAGCCCGCCTACCGCTGGGCCTGGCTCTGGGCGGTGGTGATCTTCTTCGGCACATTTTTCATGACGCCCGGAGTCATCACCGGCACTGACAACGCCACGGCGGACCTGTCCCGCAGCGTCCCGGCCGCGGCGGTCGCTGAGGAGGAGCCGGAGCCCGCAGAAGAGGCCGACGGCTTCGGCCAGGAGCCCGCGGAGGAACCGGTCCCAGTGGAGGAGCCGGAGCCCGAGCCGGAACCCAAACCTCAGCCTGCGCCGGAGCCTGCTCCCACCCCGGAGCCTGAACCTGCGCCGGATCCTGAGCCCGCCCCCGAACCGGAGCCCGCGCCGGAGCCGGTCCCGGTGGCCGAGCCGGAGCCCGTGGCGGCGGAGCCGGCGTCTGTCAATTACATCGGCAACAAGAACACTGGCAAATTCCACTACCCCAGCTGCTCCAGCGTGAGCGACATGAAGGAGTCCAACAAGCTCTACTGGACCGGCAGCCGGGACGAGCTGATCGCCCAGGGCTACGTGCCCTGCGCCCGCTGTCATCCGTGACGGTGCCCGAATCGGGCACGGGCTTTTTGGAAGGAGGGACCCCCATGGACGCCGCCCAATACCTGCGGAAATCCCGGGTCGAGGAGGGCATGGAGACCGACGAGGTCCTGGCCAAGCACCGCAAGGCCCTGGCCGACTACGCCGCCCGCAGCGGCATCCGCATCATCGCCACCTACGAGGAGGTGGTCTCCGGCGAGAGCCTCTACGCCCGGCCGGAGATGCTCCGCCTCCTCCGGGACGTGGAGGCCGGCAGCTATGACGCGGTCCTCTGCATGGATCTGGACCGCCTGAGCCGGGGCCGGATGCACGACCAGGGGATCATCCTGGACGCCTTCCGGGACTCCGGCACCCTGATCGTAACCCCGGAAAAGACCTACGACCTCCGGGACGAGCTGGACGACGAGATGGCGGAGTTCAAGACCTTCATGTCCCGCAGAGAGTACAAGATCATCAACAAGCGCCTCCGCCGGGGCCTCAATCAGGCCATCCAGGACGGCTGCTATGTGGCCAACGCCCCCTACGGCTACCGCAGCGTCTACGTGGACAAGCGCCCCACCCTGGAGATCTACGAGCCGGAGGCCAGATTCGTCCGCATGATGTACCAGATGTACGCCGACGGCTACGGCTGCGTCAGCATCGCCCGGCAGGTCAACCTCCTGGGCGCCCGGCCTCACAGATCTGACGCCTTCAGCCGGAGCAGCGTCATGCACATCCTGAAAAATCCGACCTATACGGGCAAGGTCGTGTGGAATCAAAAGAGCCACATCAAGAAGGGCTCCAAGGGAAACGAGAAGCACATCACCATCTACAACCCCCGGGACCAGTGGACCATCGTCGACGGCCTCCACCCGGCCATCATCGACAAGGAGCTCTATGACCGGGTGCAGGAGATCATCGCGGGCCGTTACCGGCCCAGCCGCCAGGACGGCACCGTCAGGAGCCCCCTGGCCGGGCTGGTGTACTGCGGCAACTGCGGCGGGCGGATGCAGAAGATGCTGGGCAAGACCAAGCTCCCCTACCTGATGTGCCAGCGTCCCGGCTGCTGCGCCGGGACCAAGTACGAGCTGGCGGAGCAGCGGCTCCTGCTGCACCTGCGGGAGATCCTGGAGCAGCTGACCTCCGCCCAGGGCGCGGCCTCCCTCCCGCCGGGGACGGACTGGAAGGCGGTGCTGACGGAGGTCCGCCGGGAGCGAGCGGCGGCGGAGGGCCAGAAAAACCGGCTCTACGAGCTGCTGGAGCTGGGCGAGTACGACCTGCCGACGTTTCGAGAGCGGATGCCGGTGGTCAAGGACAAGATCGCGGCCCTGGAGGCCCGGGAGGAGGAGCTCCTGGCCGCCATGGACGCGGAGGCCCGGCGGGATCCGGCGGCCCAGGCGGAGAAGATCGCCGGGGTCCTGGCCGCCTACGACGGCAGCGACGCCGCCCACCGCAACGCCCTGCTGCACTCGGTGGTGGCGAGGGTGGATTACTACAAGGACAAGAAGACCAAGCCCACGGATTTCCGCCTGGAGGTACAGATCAAGCCGAATTAGGCGGACGGGGTTAAAAGGGGTTATATCTTGCGATAAAGATATACCCCCTTTTAACCCCTTGCTTACCTCCGAAAAACATCAGCAAAATCTAAAAAACCTCTTGACAAATACGCTCAATGAGCGTATACTATAACCAAGCTAAGAGATAACCCCACCCACTAAAGGAGGACAACGATATGAAGATCAACACCCACGGCCTCAAGATCAAAGGCATCAAGAAGGCATCTGGCGAGACCTGCGACTACGGCTACTACTCCGGCGAGTATGTCGAGATCTTCTACGACCGCAGCACCGGCGAGGTCTGGACCAAGTATCAGTACAGCCTCGGCCACAACTGGTGGACCCAGTACGACGACCCCGACATCATCAAGGTCTGCAGCACCAGCCAGCACCTGACCATGCAGCAGATCGCGGACCTCATCGCCGAGCGGCTGACGATGGCCCCCGCCGTCTGACCCTGACCCCGCCCCCCTCCGCCGAGAGGGGCGGCAGTGAAGGCCAGACCCACGACAGTACAAAGGAGGACCCATCATGACCGACACCCAGATCACCCACGCCTTTTCGGAGGCCCCCGCCTACAAGGACCCCGACGCCTTCGTCTCTGACCTACTGTTGTCGGCGGCCTTTGTAAACCCCGACGACCCGGCAGACGAGCCGGACCTGACCCTGATCGACCCTCTCCGCCGCATCTGGCAGGCGGCCAACCTCCCCTTCAAGGCCCTGCTCTCGGAGCTTGGCCTCACCCAGACCGGCCTTTCCAGGCGCTACGGCATCCCCCTCCGCACCGTCCAGGGCTGGGCAGGGGAGACCCGCACCCCGCCCCTCTGGCTCCGCCTGATGCTGGCCGACCTTGCCGGCTGGCTGGAGCGTGACGGCCATGCCTAAATTTCAGGACCTCACCGGTCAGCGTTTCGGGGACCTGGTGGTCCTCCGCCGGGGCCCGGACTACGTTAGCCCCACGGGCAAAAAGACGGTGCAGTGGGTCTGCCGGTGCGAGGCCTGCGGCCGGGAGGTGACCATGCTCCGCAACACCCTCAAGGAGGCCTCCTCCTGCGGCTGCCGCAAGGGGGACAAGCTGAGAAAAGACCTGACTGGCCAGCGCTTTGGCCGGTGGACGGTCCTGGAGCGTGTCCGCCGGTCAGAGCCCCGGCCCAACGGCAGCTGGACCGACTGGCTCTGCCGCTGCGACTGCGGCACGGAGCGCCTGGTGGACGCAAAATCCCTGACCACCGGGGCCTCCCGGTCCTGCGGCTGCGCCACGGCGGAAAAGGCCGCCCGGCGGATCGAGCCTGACAAGGAAAACGTTTTGCAGAGGTACGACGGGACGGTGGTCTCCAAACTCCGCCCAGGGAAAACACTTAACGCAAATAACCAATCCGGGGTCAATGGCGTCTACTGGTCGGCCCGGGAGCAGTGCTGGATCGCCAAGATCGGCCTGCAAAACAAGAGCATCACCATCGGTCGCTTTGCCAGCCTTGCGGAGGCCAAGAAGGCCCGCATTGACGCGGAGGTGGAGCTCTATGACCCCATCATCGAGGCTTTTGACGATGAGAGCCGGGAGGCCGGGCAAAACATCCGGCAGCGCAAATGCCGCGGCTGCGGACAATGGTTTTCCCTGATCTCCGGCCATCTCCGCTACTGTCCGGACTGCCGGGAAAGCAGGAGCAGGTCCGTCCCGCTGTCGGTCCCCGTCCCCTGTAACGTCTGCGGGCGTGAATTTGTCCGCACAAGCCCGGCACAGAAGGCTTGCCCGAACTGCCGGGAGACAGCCCGTCAGGAAGTCGGAAGAAGAATGAACACACCGTACCCCTGCATCCGCTGCGGCAATCCATTTTTGCGAGACAAAAAAGCCAGAAAACTCTGCCCCGCGTGCCGGGCAAAAACCAAAAAGGACTGACCCCCACCGGGCCAGTCCTTTTTTATCGCAAACTTGCTATAACATTGCAACACACTTGCACATCGGGCTCTCAATCCATCCCCATCTCCTCCGCCTTGGCTCTGGCCTCCTCGGCCCTGCGCTGGCGGATGTCCTCCTGGCGGACCATCATGGCCACCACCTCGCACCTTGACGCCGGCGCGCAGGGGCGGGACCCGTCGGTGATCCCTGCCTGGACCCCTCTGGCCCAGCAGCCCTCCTTCCGGCTCCACTCCGGCTCCGCCGCGGCGGCCTGCTCCACGGCCAGCCTCTGGACCTCGTCCCGGACGTAGTCCTTCAGCCGGGTCTTGATGGTCTGCTCCATCAGGGCGGCGATCTCCTTCTCGGTCATGACAAAATCCTCCTTCGGGATGGTAGCGGCCTGGGGCCTCTTAATGCGGAAATAAAACTTGACCTGCTTTTTCAGCAGCTGCCAGGACCCCCGGGTCCTGGACGCCAGCGAGGACGCCGGGTCGTTGACGTAGGCGATGTCCCGCACGGCGTCCACGTCCCACAGCAGGATGAAATGGCCGCTCCTGGTCCAGTTGCCCGGCCCCATGCAGGCGATGACCAGATCCCCGGCCTTGAGGGCCGCCAGCACGGTGGCGTGATAGGCGGACCCCGGCTGACCGTAGATGCTGGCGCCGTTGAGCTGGGTGCAGGTCAGCCCGTACCGCCGGGCGGCGGGGGCGAAATAGGCGTAGTAGGTCCCGTGACCCAGGGCCTTGAACCCGTTTTTCTGGGCCCAGGCGCACTCGGTCTCCGGCGTGACCCGCTTGTCCGCCCAGGTAGCCAGCACCATGGCCATGGAGGTGGGCCCGCACCCGGAGCCGCCGATGGTGGAGGACTCCCCCCTGACGGCGTAGGGCTTGAGGGCCCACCGCTTGTCGGTCTGGTAGTAGACCACGGGCCTGTCATTCATCGCGCTTTTCCTCCCCGTCGGCCTTGGCCTTGAGGACCTCGATGGCCCGCATCAGGACCCCGGGGATGGGCACCCCCATGAGGCCGGCGTTCTCAACGATGGAGAGCGCCTCGTTGACCACAAAGGCGATGACCACGGCGTCCCGGACAAAGGACTGGTCGCCGATGAGGATGTCCAGCCGGGCAGCCACCAGGACGATGAGCAGGCCCACGCCCTTGCGGACCAGGCCCTTCCAGCCGGCCCGGGACTCCAGCCCCCCGCCGGGGGTCTTGGGGGACTTGTGAAAGACCCCCGCCACCAGCATCCCGGTGAGGTAGTCGATGCCCATAAAGATGATGAGGGTCGCCAGAGCCGCGTCCCAGCCGCCGAAGACCTGGGCCACGCCGCTGCCCAGGATCCCCGCGGCGATGCAGATGATCTCTTTCGTCTCGCTCATCTCCTCTCCGCCGGGACCAGCCCCAGCATCAGCGGGACCCAGACCGGCAGGGCGCGGACCGTCTCGACCCACCCCCAGGCCCACACCCCGCCGGGGGCGGGGATCCGGGTCCCGAAGTCCAGAAAGTCGCTCAGGTTGTGCCGCAGATGCAGCACCGCCTCCGTCACATTGTCCTTGACTGCGTAGTATTTCATGCCGCTCACCTCTTTCGTCCGCCGAAGCAGTAGTCCACCTTTGCCGTCCAGACGTCTCCGGCGGCCACCTGCCCGGCCCGGTTGAAGTAGACCTTGTTGTAGTTGGCGCTCAGGTTGTTCTGGATGTACATCCCGGCGGGGGGCTCGATCCGGATCTCGCACAGGGCGTCGGTCTCGGTGCCCATCTCGGCGCACCAGCTGACCCCCTGCCGGTTGTTGGCGGAGGTGGTGATGGGCGTCTCCGCCCCGTCGGAGATGTCGTAGAGGATATAGTCGTAGTCGCAGACGGCGTGGTCGGTGAGGGCCCGGGAGAAGCACCCCATGGCGCTGTACATGGCCCGGGAGCCTGCGGCGGCCCACTGGTACCGGGTCTCGGCATGGACGCCCTCGTCGGTGATGGTGTACCGCTTGAAGATCGCGGCCGCCAGGGTGGAGGTCCCGGGGAGGTAAAGGTTCGCCCAGTAGAAGATCTCGACGCACCGGCACCCGGCGGGGTCCAGATCCGGGAGGGTGTCCCCGGGGGCCAGGTCCGCCAGGGTAGCCCCGTCCACCTTGATGATGCACCGGGTAAAGGTCTCCCAGCCGTGGAAGGTGCCGAAGGCGGTGCCGCTGGGGGCCAGGGTCCCGGCGTCGTAGCCGGTATAGACGGCCCCGTCCCAGGCGCCGGAGACCACCAGCATCTCCTCCGGGTCCCAGGCCCCGGCCTGGAGCCTGCCCAGGACGCCGGAGTCCAGCCGGTAGTGGTCGCTGCTCTTGTAGGCGGTGCTCTCCCCGGGCTGCCAGGTGTCCCAGTGGCCGTGGACGAAGGACACCCGGAGGTGCCTGCCGCCCCCGGCGGGGATAAAGCAGTGGATGAGCCCGCCGGCGCAGTCGCTGGCGTTGGTCTTGGCGGTGGAGGAGGAGGAGACCATCAGGCCCACCGCCTCCCGGTAGGCCTCGGTGAAGGCCTCGTCGGTGCCCCGTCTCCGGGTCAGGATCCGGCCCCCGGCGGTCACAAAGACCTGGACAAAGTCCGCCCCCGCCGCGGTCTGGCTGTGGATGAAAAGGGCGTACTCCCGGATGCCGGTAAAGTCCTCCGTCACCAGGGGCGGGGAGATGTAGTAGCCGATCTCCGTCACGGTGTCCGGCGTGACGCTGTCCCGCACCAGGGCGGCCCGCCGGGCGATGGCGGTGGCGTTGTTGAGAGGCGAAAAGGCCCCGGACCTCAGCCGCACCAGCACGTCGCCGCCGGTGGTGACGATCTGCTGGGTCTGCACCGTCCCCACGGGGGTGGAGAAGTTGAGGAAGATCCCCGGGGAGGAGATCCCCGCCAGCTCCTCCATGACGGCGGCGGTGACGGCCCACCACCCCGGGGCGGTGAGGCCGCCCGGGTCCGTGCCGTCGGCGAGGGTCCCCTGATACTGCAGGGCGCCCAGGGTCAGGGCCCCCAGCTCGTCCTCATAGTCCCCCTCGTCCAGGCTGGACTGCTCCCAGGCGGAGCCGGTCCAGGTGTACCGGCACTTGTCTGCCGTTACATACCATGTGTCGTTGACGGTGTTGCCGGAGGCCGGCAGGTCCGATCTCGTGGCCTTGACCCCCTTGAAGTTGTAGGGGGAGGTCTGCCTCTGCCGCAGGTCCTCCACGGCGTTGTAGACCGCCCGGGTCTGGGGCGGCCTGGTGCTGGTGCCGTTGAGGACGGCCTCCGCCTCCTCCGGCAGGTCGAAGATGACCTCCTTGCCGTCGGAGCCCGGGAAGGCCACCCTCCGGCTGGCCGGATAGGTGATGCCGTTGATGATGATGTCGCTCATAGGTTAATTTCCCTCCTCCAAAGCAATGACTCGGTCCGCCAGCTCCTTGAGGATCCCGGCGATGTCGGTGCTCTCCAGCCCCAGCTCCAGGGCCGGGACATCCAGGTCCCCCACGGCGGCGTCCACCTTCCGCCAGTTGAAATTGAGCATGGTGGAGATATTGAAGGCCTCGTCCCCGTCGGTGGTCGGGTCCACCAGGGTCAGGGCCAGGTTGTCGCTTACCTGTGCCATGTCAGTCCTCCTTGTAGGTGATATGCAGGGTGGTCCCGTCGTCCCGGACCTGCACCCGGCTGTCCGCCGCCACGGTGAGAGCGTCCTCGATCTGCCACAGACCGTCCCCGATCTGCTCATACTCCGGGGCCTCATACCGATAGGACGGGCTGTCCGTGATGTGCAGGACCTCCCCGTCGTCCCGGACGGAGATCCGGGACCGCTGGCGGATGATGAGCAGGTCCCCGAACTGCAGGAGACCGGACCCCCTGGTCCGGTCCGTGGTTCCTGTCCCCCCGGCAAAGTGCCCCAGAGGGATGGTCTCCAGCTCCGCCACGGACACCTGCCGGTGCAGGTCCTTGACCAGCCGGTAGCGCCAGGCGTGGTCCAGGGCCAGGTGGGCGGGCTTGACGGTGTCCAGGGCCCGGACCAGGGAGTCCTCCACCGCCTGGGCCCCGTAGGCGCCCAGATAGGTCAGCACGATGGTGCCGATGTCGGCGTCGTACCCGGCCTCGATCTCCCCGGCCCTCCAGTTGTCGCAGACGGCCTGGATAGTCTGGATGGAGGGCGGCAGGCAGGCCAGCCACATGGCCCGGACGGCCCGCCGCCGCTCGTCCATGGAGGCGTCCGCCGCCGGCGTCAGCCCCAGGATCCTCTCCCACAGGGCCAGGGACCGGGAGAGCATCGCCTCGCTGTCCTCAAAGGAGGCCAGGTCCCGGATGCGCTCCGCCAGGGCGTCCAGCGGCACCCCGGCGGCCAGAAAGATGGCCCGGACCCAGGGATCCTGCCGGATGGCCCAGTGGAGCTGGGCCAGAGGATACTCAGCTACCCGCATCGCTCTCTGCCTCCCATCCGATGACCATGCTCCCGAACACGGGGATCTCATAGTCCTCAAAGTAGGTGGTCCCGGAGGAGCCGTTGACGGTGAGGGTCAGATAGTCCAGCACCCCCTCCACCATGGTTGCGTCCACCAGGGCGGAGTGCCGCAGGCTGGTGCCCGCCAGGGCGGTGCTGCGGATCATGGCCCGGATGGCGTCCTCAATGGCGTCATGGAGGTCGGCGACGACGGCCCCCTCCGCCGCCATGAGCCTGGCCTCGATGTCCAGGGTCTTGGTGACGGCGGCCTGGACGGTGCACACCGCCCCGATGGGGGCCTCCCCGGCCCCGTCCCCGTTGCCGTTGGGGTCCAGCAGCTCCTGGACCTCGGCGATCAGGGCGGCGTCCGCCGGGTCTCCCTCGGCGTCCACCAGGTAGACGTCCACGGTGTTGGGTCCCCTCGGAGTGGGGACCACCACCGCCCTGCCCACGCCGGTGACGGACTGGCACCACTGCTGGTACTGCCAGACGTTGCCCCCGTTGGCCGGATGCTGGAGCACGTCATAGTACCGCGCCCGCAGCTCCTCGTCGGTCTCCTCATCGTAGCCGCCT